AGAATCGCCTTGTCTTTAGATATTAACTATACGCCACCGCCGACTGGCGCTAAGTTCATGCAGTCTGATATCAAGATGCGTGTGCTGATGGGGCCAGTGGGCTCGGGCAAGTCGGTGACCTGTTCGTTCGAGGTTGTCCGCAGGGCGTCGGCGCAGATTCCCAACAGCCAAGGGATTCGCAAGACACGGTTCGCTGTGGTCCGCGAGACTGCCCGCCAGTTGCAGGATACGACGATCAAGACGTTCCTAGACTGGTTCCCGCCCGGTGTGTGCGGGGATTATATGCGCACGACCAAGACGTACTTCTTCAAAATCGGGGATGTCGAGTCCGAGATTATGTTCAGAGCACTGGACGACGCGGACGATGTAGCCAACCTGAACTCGCTGGAACTTACTGGGGCGTGGTTTAACGAGTGTCGTGACATCCACCCCGATATCATAGACGCGATGTCGAAGCGTATTGGGCGTTTCCCGTCCAAGAAGGATGGCGGTCCGACGTGGCATGGCATGTGGGGCGATACGAACCCGCCGACTATGGATACGTGGTGGTACTACCAGATGGAGGGGCTTGATCCCAAGGACGGCGTGTCACCTAATAACAACGGGTGGGATGTATTCAAGCAGCCATCGGGTAGATCGACCTATGCGGAGAACGTCGAGAACCTGCCAGATGGGTATTACGACACGCAGGGGCGGTCGGATGAGTATGTCAGGGTTTACATTGATGGTGAGTATGGGCTGAGTTCTGCGGGAACGCCGGTCTATAAGTACTTCAGACCTGACTATCACATGGCGAAAGCGACACTTAGGCACGTAAATAACGGCATTCGACCCATAATTATCGGTATGGACCTCGGTTTGACACCCGCTGCGGTGTTCGGACAGCAAGACCCGCGTGGTCGAGCACTGATTTTAGACGAGGCTGTAAGCTTCGACATGGGTATTCAGCGGTTTGTGCGTACAGTTTTGAAGCCGATCATCCATGAACGCTTCCCGGGGAGCCAGATACTGGTGGTTACTGACCCAGCAGGCATACAAAGGGCGCAAACTGACGAGAGAAGTGCTGTAGATATCATCAAAGCCGAGGGTTTTAGGGTAATTCCAGCTAAAACCAACAATATTTCGGCCCGAGTCAACGCAGTTGATGACTTTTTGATGCGTCAAGTGGACGGAGACCCTGCATTTCTGGTTGATCCGAGGTGTACTAGGCTGAAATCAGCCATGATGGGGGGTTATAGGTTCCATGCCAAGAACGAAAGCATCGATAAGAACAAACATTCGCACGTTGCGGAGGCTTTACAGTACTTAATGCTGCATATTACGTCCGGCGGAGACTCATCTCAGCTATCTAGGCGGCGCGAGATCAAGCCTGTTGCGGCATATGGGTGGACATGATATATACCTCCTGCCGGTCCCTCCCTTCCGGCCACCTCCCCCCGGGTTGAGTGCTGATGACGCTCCCCGGGGGTCTTTTTCACTACTTGCGTGTAGATTTGTTTCTGTGTATATGTCGTGAGACATGTAGCTGGGGAGATTGCTATGAAGAAGTCCGGTTCACCCACCAAATCTTATATGTGTAACTCGGATAACCCGAAGATGCACAGCTCCAACATGGGTAAAGCGGGCAAGGGCTACGCTGACGGCGGTATGGTTCCGCTTCCACCGAATACACGCTTCATCGGGACTGATAAAGTGCCTATGCCCCCAGTTCGGCCTACAACTCCAGCAATGTCACAGCCGCTTGGGACTAGACTAAACCTTCCACCTGTAGGTTATTTTAGTCAGATGCCCCCGACAGGTAAGGCACCTATGACACCCCTGATGGGTAACATACCTCTGTTCACCCCAAAGACCCCAATTCAAAAAGTTAACGAGTATGTGAAGCAACGCGGTTTGAAAAGTAAAGGGGCTTAACCGTAATGGCTGGACTTTCGATTCTCAGAGTTGTTAGTAATTCCGAACTTGTTAAGCAAGAGAAGGATCGTATTAACAAAGAAGTTCAGGATCGCCAGAACAACCCCCTCATTCTTGGTATATCGTCTTATCTCCGCGAGTGCTGGGATGCTGCCAAGATTGCGAAACAGCCTCTTGAGTTGAAAATGCTCAAGGCTATGCGTCAGCGTAACGGTGAGTATGAGGCAGATAAACTTACAGCCATCCAAACTCAGGGTGGGTCTGAAGTCTACATGATGATCACTGAGGTTAAGTGTAGGGCTGCTGAGAGTTGGCTACGCGACATCCTGCTTGATACAGGTACTCCCCCTTGGGACATCAAGCCTACGCCACTCCCTGAGTTATCTCCTGTTCAGGCTAAAGAGATCGAGTCTATCTTTGCTGATACAGTCATGGAGATACTGAAGTCCGAGGATCGTGCTCCTACTCGTGATGAGGTCTCCCAGCTAAAAGAGATGGTAGCTCAGGACTATAGGTTCCGTGTTCTGCATGAGGCTCAGACCCGTGCGGACAAGATGAATTTGAAAATTTCTGATCAGTTCGCTGAAGGTGGCTGGTCTGAAGCCTTTAACGATTTTATTACTGACCTTGTTACTTACCCTTGTGCGTTTATCAAAGGGCCAGTTGTACGTAGACAGCGTGTCCTAGGTTGGACTCAGGATGAGTTCGGTAAGACGGTTGCTGCTCCAACAGAGCGCATTGCGCCTGAGTATGAGCGTGTAGACCCGTTCAGAATCTTCCCAGAACCGGGTGTGTCTAACCTGAATGACGGCTATATCTTCGAGCATCACCGCCTAACCCGTATGGACTTGGCTGATCTCATCGGTGTTCCGGGGTATGACGACAACTCCATCAAGGCTGCTCTTGAGAATGGGAACGCTTCTTCTTGGGTTAATGTATCCTTCGAGTTTCAGAAGGAACAGGAAGAGCACAAGTTCAATACGACACTTCGCCCTACCGAGATGTTCGATGCCCTTGAGTTCTGGGGTAAGGTAAGCGGGCAGATGCTGTTGGATTGGGGTCTCACGGAAGAAGATGTCCCAGATGAATCTAAAGAGTACGATGCCAATGTGTGGGTAGTGGGCAACCATGTCATCAAGGCTGTGCTCAACTATGACCCACTAGGTGAGAAGCCATACGCCAAGACTTCGTTTATCAAATGCCCCGGCGCGTTCTGGGGCAAGGGTATTCCTGAGATCATTGAAGATATCCAGAATGTCTGTAACGCAGCAGCCCGTGCTCTTGTGAACAACATGGGTATCTCGTCTGGTCCACAGGTTGAAGTTAACGTAGATCGTCTCCCTCCGAACGAGGATATCACCCAGATTCACCCGTGGAAGATTTGGCAGGTATTGAATGATCCTGTCGGGTCAAGTGCGCCTGCTGTACGGTTTTCACAACCAGACGATAATGCGACAACACTTGTTGCTGTGTACGATAAGTTCTCACGGTTGGCTGACGAGCACTCGGGTATTCCTGCGTATCTGTACGGTGATCTTAACGTTCAGGGGGCTGGTCGCACATCATCTGGGCTGTCTATGCTTATGGGCAGCGCCGGTAAGGGCATCCGCCAAGTCGTTATGCACATCGACGCCGACATAGTTAAGCCGATAGTCAAGCGTCAGTATATCTACAATATGCGTTATGATCCTGATGAAAGCATCAAGGGCGATGTTATCATTCTGCCTCGCGGTGCAATCAATCTCGCATCTAAGGAGACAATGAATGTTCGCAGACTTGAGTTTCTCAATGCTACGTCGAACCCTGTCGATATGGAAATCATCGGTAAAGATGGGCGGGCTGCTATTATTAGAGAAGTTTCTCGAAGCCTGCAGATGCCTATGGACGAAATTGTCCCGTCATCTGAAAAGATGGTTTACAATGATCGGATGAAGGCCAAGGCAGCTATTGCTCAGGCCAGTTCACCACAACCACAAGCCGGTATATCGGCTCCAAAATCTACACCTACCCAACCCGATGGAAGTCCAAAAGGCGGTATGGATTCAAACGTAGTAGCAAATAGAGCAGTGGGGGTTAATCGATGATTCGCCCAGATGCTCAGGTTATCAAGGCTTTCGCGCTTATGGTTAGGCAGTACCCAGACGTACTGACCTATCTTCAAGCGTGGAGAACCCATGAACTTGAGAATCTACCATTTGCGCTAGCAAACTCGGCAATTTCACAGGGGCGTTGCCAAGTCCTAGGCGAGCTTGTAAAGTTCGCACAAGAAGCACCTGACCTAGCGGCTAAAAAGCCGACTAGTTAACACGCACACCGGATAGGAGCGTACCTAATGGCACTACCAGAACAGATTCGCAAACAGAGTGAGGCAGTACAGGAATTGTACAAGCAACTTGGCGCTGAGGATAGCGGAGCAGACACATCTGCCTCCGACGAAAACTCTTCGACGGGTGACAACGCTGGTACACAGTCTGACAGCGCCGACACTTCAGTTAGTTCTGTTGACCAATCTACGGAGAAGAACGAGCGTAGCACCGTAGATGGCCCGAGTTCAGAAAATTACGAGCAGCAGTGGCGTTCCCTGCAAGGTATGTATAACGCCCAGAACAATCGCCTACAGTCTGTTACGGAGACCAATAAAGAGTACCAATCTAGAATTGCTCAGATGGAGCAGCTTCTCGCTTCGTTATCAACAGTCCCATCCAATACCACTCCGATTATGGCTAATCAGAACCTTGTCTCTGAGTCAGATCGTAATGATTACGGTGAGTCCATTGATGTGATGCGTAAGGTTTCTCGTGAAGAACTCTACCCTGTGGCTGCTAAGATTGCTTCTATCGAAGCAACCATTAATCAGCTTGCATCTAGTTTGAATACTTCAGTACTTCCTCAGGTTCAACGGGTTGCCCACCAGCAGGCCATGAGTTCTGAAGAGAGGTTCTGGACAGCTTTGTCTAACTCCGTACCGAATTGGCAGCAGATCAATAACGATTCTGGCTTTCAGAATTGGTTGTTGTCTATTGATCCTTTGACTGGAATTTCACGTCAGACATACTTGGAGCAAGCGCAGAACTCCTTGGATGTTAGCCGTGTGGTAGCGTTCTTCCAATCGTACTCTGAATCGTCCGGTAAGTTTCTTGCCGACGCTAATGCTCAACCTAATCGGTCTGCAGTATCCTCTCAACTTGAGAAGCAGGTTAATCCGGGTCGCTCTAAAGGCGGTTCAGCCCCTGTTACTCAAAACGCCAAGACATACACCGCCGCTGACATAACCGACTTTTTCAATAAAGTCCGTCAAGGTGTATATCGCGGTAAAGAGGACGAACGCGACCGTATTGAACGCGACATCTTCGCTGCACAGCGGGATGGACGCATTGTCGTAAACGGTTAACTAGGAGTTAAGCTCATGGCTTTTTCAGTCGCAGCAGGTCGTCCGCAGTATTCGGGCAACTTCATTCCCGAAATCTGGTCGGGCAAACTTATCCAGAATTTCTACGATGCAACAGTCCTCGCAGCCATTTCCAATACGGATTATGAGGGTGAGATTCGTCAGTACGGTGATACGGTCAACATCCGTACTACCCCTGAGATCACCATCTCGACATACGTAAAGGGCCAGACTCTTGCAGTGCAGAGTCCAGAGAAGGCCAAGTTGCAGCTTATGATCGATAAAGGCGAGTACTTTGCCTGCATCGAAGACGATGTTGATAAGGTTCAGGCTGACATCGCTATGATGGATACTTGGTCGAAGGACGCCTCCGAGCGTATGAAGATCAAGATCGATACCCGCGTTCTCACCGACCTGCTCCCAGATATTGCTGCGACTAACAAAGGCAACACCGCCGGTCGTATCACTGCCAATATCGACCTTGGTTCAACAGGTACTCCTGTTGCGCTTACTAAGTCCAATGTTTTGGATTACATCGTTGACATGGGTGTTGTTCTTGACGAAGCCAATGCTCCTGAGTCGGATCGCTTTCTTATTATTCCAGCCAAGATGGCTGGCTTTATTAAGAAGTCTGACCTTAAGGATGCTTCGATCACTGGCGACAGTACGTCGGTATTGCGTAATGGTCGTATCGGCATGATCGACCGCTTTATGCTCTACACAAGCCATAACTTGGCTGTCTCATCTGGCAAGTTCAGCCTCATCGCTGGTCACAAGATGGGCTTCACGTTCGCATCTCAGATGACAAACATGGAAACCATTCGCTCTGAATCAACCTTCGGCAATATTATCCGTGGTCTTCAGGTCTATGGCTACAAGGTTGTCAAGCCTGAGGCTTTGGTTCAGGGCGTTGTAACAGTCGCCTAATTAGAAGGGGGGTAACACCCCCCTTTTCCCCTTGTCATCTTTTACGGAGTAAGTCTAATGGCTACTTATACCACCGCAGTCGGCTTCAACGCCGGTTCAGCCGCTTATCCAGCGGATTCGCTCAATAAGTCCCACCGAGTCGAAATCACTCTCGACTTCCCGAAGATCATTGCTGCTCGCGCAGCAGCCGGTCTCACAGCACTCGCTGCCTCCGATGTCTTGGAAATCCTTCCAATTCCAGCCGGTTCGATTGTGTCTAACGTAGGCATGGTTGTAACGACTGCTGCCGGTGTTACCAGCACGTTGTCGATTGGTGACGGCTCTGCCGCCGCTGGTTATCTTGCTGCTACGTCGGTCAATGCTACCGGTACTTCGGGTGGCGTTCCTGTCCTTGCGTCTGGTGCATTCGCTCCAACGCTCTCGGGCGGTAAGGTCTATGCGGCTGCTGATACGATTGACGTGACCATCGGTACTGCAGTCCCTGCAGCCGCTGTTGTCCGCGTGTTTGCAATGCTCACTGATCTCAACTAATATAGATAGGGGGGCATAAGCCCCCCTTTTTCTGTAAGGAGAATAATGATGGCTAGAGACATGACATCTACCCACTTAAATGTGGACGGACAGCTTCATACAGGTAAGATTCGATTGCTAGGCATATTATATACATCTGCCGGTGGGGGGCTTGACCACATCAATCTGTACGATGCTACGTCTGCAACCGGCCCTGTAAAATTAGAGTTAGACACCACCAAACAAGGTGTTATTACTTGGAATCTCCCCGAAGACGGTATGCTGTTTACTAACGGGGTTTACTGCGACATTGGTGGGGCAACATCTATTACTGCGCTGTTGAAGGATTGATATGGCTAAGACACCCGCATGGCAGCGCAAAGAAGGTAAGAACCCTAGTGGCGGTCTCAATGCCAAGGGTAGAGCCTCCTACAATGCAGCTAATCCCGGTAAGCCGGGGTTAAAGCCTCCGCAGCCTGAGGGCGGCTCGCGTAAAGATTCTTTCTGTGCTAGGATGACTGGCATGAAGAAAAAGCTAACGTCTGCTAAGACAGCAAACGATCCTAACTCTCGTATCAATAAGTCTCTCAGAGCATGGAACTGCTAAGGTGCCAAAATCTAAAGTAAACGAGGCCGGTAACTACACCAAGCCTTCTCTGCGTAAACGCATATTCAATGAGATTAAGGCTGTTGCAGTACAGGGTACTGCCGCTGGGCAGTGGTCGGCTCGTAAGGCACAACTTCTTGCGAAACGATATAAAGATGCTGGAGGAGGTTACCGTGACTAAATCGCAGAAACATTACCTTCCAAATGGTAAAGAGTACGTTGGCCCAACCCATAAAATGGGCGGTGAGCTACACACTGGCGCGTCACACACGTCAGCCAGTAAGAGACTTTCGCATTCTGCGCCTAAGGTTATGAAGAAGAAATGAAAGCACCTCAGAAATCACTTAAGGATTGGTCTGATCAAAAGTGGCGTACCAAGTCTGGTAAGCCATCTAGTAAGACAGGCGAGAGGTATCTGCCGGAGGCTGCAATTAAGGCGTTATCTCCTGCAGAGTATGCAGCTACAACTGCAGCGAAGCGTAAAGGTACAAAAGAAGGCAAGCAGTTTGTACGACAACCTACTAAGATCGCAGCCAAAACAGCTAAGTTCAGGTGAGCAAAATGGATAAGAAGCAGCAGAACAAAGTTCGTAAGGTTATGCACGAATTTAAGACTGGTACTCTTCACGGCGGTATTAATCCCGCTGGCCCTAAAAAAGCTCCCGTGGTAAAGAATCGGAAACAGGCTATTGCTATTGCACTTAGCTCGGCTGGTGTGAAGCGGAAGACGAAGTGAAAGGGACTAACAGATGACTCGCTATCTACGTAATACACGCGACGGCTTTATCTACGACTGGAACCCAATCCTTGCAGAGAACGCATCATGCGAGGAAGTAACTGAGGAAGAAGCGTTTCCAGAGCGTTTCATTCCTAAGGCCCAGAAAGGTCGTAAGGCCAAGATTGATTTATCGACTGAGGATATTCCTGAAGAGCCTGCAGTTGAAAACACAGAGTTGAATCTCGAAGCTAGTCGGGGGCTGTAAATATGATACTCCTAGATGTGATCACCGAAGTTAGGAAGATGCTGCAAGATACGAGCACTGAAGCGTCTCTTCAGCGGTATTCGGATGCGACACTTCTAGGGTTTGCCAATCAGACTCTGAAGCGCATGGCTCTTATACGCCCAGATTTGTTTGCGTATATCGGCGAGATCACTTGTACAACTAATGCGACGTTACAGTCAGCACCGTCTGATTCCATCAGGATCATGGAAATCTTCAGGATTAAAGACGGTCCCGGTATACGCGAGACCAATAGAGAGATTCTGGATCAGACATATCCCGATTGGGTTACAGAAGAAGCTAGTGCCTGCATTAGCTGGATGCGCCATGCCCGTAATCCTAATCGATTCTTTATCTACCCTCAGTCGCCTGCTGGGCAGATTCTCATCGGTGAGTACTGCCAGACACCTCCGACTTATGCGTCATCTACAACTGTGGCCCTTCTTCCAGATGCGTATTTACCAGTTGTGGTAGACGGTACTTTATTCCTTGCTGAGTCTATCGATAACGAACATGTCAACTCTAATCGTGCTCAACTTTTCCAGCAGTCTTTCATACAGACTCTAACTACTTCCTTCCAATCTAGATCAGTTACAGATACAGAAGAAGCCGGACTAACTAAGAAGGAAGTTGTGTAATGGCTACACGGACCTTTATCTCCCTCGAAAGCAAGCTGTCTCCTAGTGTTCCGGGGTGTCCTAGACCTACTATCCAGCAGTATGTCAGGGATGCGGCAATAGAGGTCTGTGAGAGAACCCTCGTATGGCGCTACGAACAGCCTCTTGTTCGGCTCACTCCCGGCGTGTACGAGTATGAGTACGAGGCTCCGACTGATTCTGAGGTTGTAGCTGTCATCCATGCAGCGGTAAACGGTTCTAAGATATCAGCGATGTCTCAGGATGAGATACACAGAGTGTACCCAGACTGGCCTTCTACTGATGCTACAGTCCGGTCTACTCCACGATTTATTTCGCAGTTTGACCCAGATCATTTTATTATCGTGCCTGTACCAGACTCATCCGTTGCCTACGACATTAAGATGTTCTTGGCTTTGAGGCCAACGCCAGACTCGACAGGTATGGATAAGACAGCATTTGATGAGTGTGAGCAGCTTATCATGCACGGTGCATTGCAACATTTGCTGGTGCTGCCTAATAAGTCATGGACAGATAGAGACCTTGCTACCTACCATGCCAAGCAGTATTCCTACAAAACTGCTAGCCGTAAGGCAAAGGCTAATCTAGGTGTTGCTAGGGCGTCACTTAGCGTACAAATGCGTCCGTTTGCATAGGTGTCAGCATGTCAGATGTTATCAAGCTAGTTCAAGGCGATACGCTTCCACAGATTTATCTCACTCTGACGAATGAGACGACTGGTGCTGCTATCGATGTATCCGGCGCTTCCATATCAGTGGCAGTTAAATTCAGGTTGGCTGGTGCTACGACTACATTGTCTACGATCCCATGCACGAAGACTGATGCTGTCAACGGTATTGTGTCTTTTGACTTCGGCAACGGAGAACTGGTCGGGATTGATCCCGGTATGTACGAGGGGGAGATAGGCGTCACCTTCGGCACTGAGATTCAAACTGTATACGATCTTCTTCGCTTTAGGGTTCGTGAGCAGTTTGCATGAGCAACATAAAGGTAGCAGTAAGCGTTGTTGATTCTTCCGGCATCATAGCAAATGTAGCTATAAGTGCGGGTAATAACTTTACTGTTGCTGCTACCTATGAGCCGACGATAGTTTCGCTTTCATACATCCTTATAAAAGCTGACGTGTTTAATCCGTTCGCTCTGTTTGATACTGCTAGTACATCGGAAATTGTACTACGTCATCCTAAACCAGCGTATTCCGATTCAGCGGTAACGTCTGACCCAGATGTCAAGATTGTTAGTTCGATCCTTTCTGATTCCGCTGTAACGTCTGAGCTATTTGCCTCGACACTAGTTAAGAATGTAGACTTTAACACAGCCACAGCAGAGGTTGATTCCGAACCGGTGACAACTTCAGAGGTGTTTGTCCTTACACTAAACGCTCTGGACTCTAATGCGTTTAATGGGTATAGCTTTAATAGCGCAAGTTTGAACTAAGAGGTTTGTTATGGCTAAAGATTTTGTAAAAGCTGAAGGCAAAGTTACTCTTGTGCTGACTGGTTCAGATGGAGCGGTCAAAGAAACACGGGAAGTAGAAAATCTTGTTGTTCAGGTAGGGCTAAACTATATTGCTTCACGTATGAAGGACGCCACTGCTACGGCGATGACTCATATGGAAGTAGGCACATCGTCTACTGCTGCCAGTCTAGCTCAGACAACTCTGGTTGCTGCTGTATCGGCTAGTCGCACAGCCCTTACAAGTACTACTGTAACAACAAGTTCCGTTGCTTACGCCTGCACATTTGGGGCAGGGGTCGGTACAGGCGCTCTTACAGAAGCTGGTATCTTCAACGCTGCTTCAGCCGGTACTATGCTTTGTCGGACGGTGTTCTCTGTTATTAACAAAGGCGCAGCCGATACCTTGACCATAACGTGGACCATAGCAGTGAGTTAACATGGCTATTTTAGTCGCAAATAACGCAACCAGTTATCTCGCTGGCACTCTTACAGCAGTAGCCACTAGTCTTACTGTATCAAGTGGGACGGGTACGCTATTTCCGACAATATCCGGCAGCGATGTGTTCTATGTAACGCTGACAAATACCTCGAATCAGAACGAGATTGTGAAGGTAACAGCCAAGGCTACCGATACTTTTACGATTGTCCGCGCACAAGACGGCACTTCTGCGCGAGCCTTTGCGATTGGCGATAAGGTAGAACTCAGGGTCATAAAAGTAGTATTTGACGATAAAGCCTCACTTACCAACGATCAGACTTTTAGCGGGACGAATGTCTTTTCTGGTTCAACAACAACGGACTTAGTTCGCATTACTCAGACAGGAACTGGAAATGCGTTTGTTGTCGAGGATAGCACGAATCCTGACGTTAGTCCTTTTGCAATCGTTGCAAGTGGAAATGTAGGTATCGGTACGACCTCGCCACAAGCTAAACTATCCGTGTCCAATGCTGGTGCAGCAGGATTAGAATTTTTTACAAATTATCCCGGTGGCGGTGTTGGGACTTACATTCAAAGTTACAACAGAAGCGGCACTGCTTATGTAAGCACAGCATACGATGCAACAGACCATTCGTTTAGAACGAGCGGAACTGAACGTATGTTTCTTAACTCGTCTGGCAGCGTCGGGATCGGGTCGGCGTCGCTGTCCAACATAAATTTACGAGTATCAAAAACTCTCACCGGAGGCTCTAATGCCTTTGGATATTTTTCTGACTCAGCAGTCCAATCAGATGTGACTTTAGGTGCCTTTTATTTCAGCACAAGTGCCACTGCCGCATCGGGTACTTTGGGTAATGTGAACCACTTTAGGGCCAGTCAGGCTTCATTTGGGACTGCTACATTTTTAAACCAGTTTGGGTTTATTGCAGAAAATAGTTTACTTGGTGCTACAAATAACTACGGATTTATTGCGTCTGACACTGCGGCAGTAACGGCGGGTAAGACTGCCTACGGGTTCTATTCAGCAGTAAACACCGCCACAGGCGGCGGCACTACGTATGGCTTCTACGCTGTCGGGACTGCGCCAAACTATTTTAATGGCAATGTCGGGATTAATGAGACAAATCCCACACATGAGTTAACTGTCGGTGGAACGGCTAGTGCAACATATTTTAATCTTGGGGGTAATACTGCATCCGCTCCAGCAGTTGATGCGGCAATAACAAGACCAGCAAATGGTACTCTTGCGTTCATTGCAAATGCTGCTGAACGTCTCCGCATTGGGTCGTCAGGGCAAATTGGCATTGGCGGTGCAAACTACGGCACGTCCGGTCAGATACTCACATCAGGTGGTGCGGCAGCGGCTCCGTCTTGGGCAGATGCTCCCGCCAGTGGTGCTACGGGCGGTGGGTCTGATGCTGTGTTTGTTCTGAACGACAAGACCATTACGACCTCGTACACGATTGCTTCTACTAAGAACGCCAGCTCTGTTGGCCCTTTAACTATTAACTCGGGCGTAGTGATTACAATCTCGTCTGGCTCACGTTGGGTGGTTCTCTGATGTCTAAAATTGTACTCACCTCTGATCCTCTCAGCACAACAACAGCGGGGGCGTTAGAATACACTTCTCCTGTTATCTATGGCACACCAGTGGGGGCACAAAGGGGCGTCATTCCCAACTCGCAATTTTATCGGTTAAATGCTGATTATGTAGGGACAGCATCAACTAGCGCACAAGGCATATATGGGTCATCGCTTGGTGTAACGCTGTCCTCAAGCACAGTTTATGCGTTTGAAATGGTTGTTGTTTTTTCAAAAACAGCTACCGCAACAGCGCATAGTTTGTCTCTTAGTTTTGCTGGAGCAGCTACAATTAACAATATTTTATATGGCGGCGTGTACAATGCTCTCTCCGGTGTTTTTACATCAGGTTCAGGCAGTGGCCCGCTTACATTTTTTTCAAACACAGCCGCAGCAGCTTCTATGGGCAATGCTAGTGCAACCGCTAATTGGAATTGGCCAATGCAATTAAGAGGCACTGTCAACATTAACGCTGGCGGTACGTTTATCCCACAATACACTACATCAGTGTCCGTTGGCCCTTATTCAACCCTTGCAGGGTCGTATTTCTTAATCTACCCAATTGGCTCCGCAGGGCTTATTAACGTAGGAACATGGGCATGAGTTCAATTGTTCTCACCGCAGACACTCTCCTTGGCACGACACCCGCTATCGGCTCTGTTGAGTTCGATGGAAAGGCGTTCTACAACACGGCGCAAGGCACGCAGCGCGGGGTCATACCCGGCGCTCAGTTTTTTCGGTTGGAATCTAACCTTGCGGGCGCAAATGTCAGCACGGTGCAGAGCGTGTTTGGCGTTAGCGTCACGTTGTCTACTTCAACGGTGTACGCTTTTGAGGCCATGTACTATTTTAACAAAACAGCAGGGGCTACATCGCATACTCTTGGCATTGGGTATGGTGGGTCGGCAACACTCAATAATATATTATGGAACGCGGTTGGAATTGATACTTCTGCCACACCACCACTTAGAAGCACTAACTTTGAAGAAGTTGCATCTACTTCTGCGGCTAATGTAGCATTTACAGCAGCGGTAG